GGGGTTATAGTTACAGTCGGATCTATATTCGTCCAAGTATTAATAGCTGTCATTGTTGTGCCATTGAGACTTGTTGTTGACACTACTTGAATGACATGACCAGAAATTCCAGAGCCTTTTAAAGCATGGGCTATTTCTACGCCATTACCACTAGTCTTTTCGTTTATGGTATCTACCTTCAGGATGCTCATTTCATAACCTCATAAACAACCATAGATGAAACTGTTCTGTGTCTCGAACTAGAATCACTATCATTCTGACTTGCGTTTATTACGCCTGAAGCATAAGCCCAAGCTTGCGCTTTAAAAACTATAGCCGTTGTTGTATCTGAAGCAGATGCTAAACTTTCAAAAGACCCTGCAAGAGATACTTGTTGATGAACATTTGTTCCAGTTGATGAGCCTGCAAAATGCCCATTCCAAGTCATAGTGCTTTGTGTTCTGCTACTTGCATTAGTGCTATCTCCTATAGCAAAAGCAGTTCCATCTCTAACCAACCTTATTCCCATTGTAAAATACCCAATACCCACACTTATAGAAGGACAAAGAATAAATTTACTATTTGTAGATTTTGGCGTTATGGATACAGTAAGAACATCCGTCCATACTCCATTAGTGCCAATACTTTGTTTAGTGTTTAATTCTGCATACGCAGACTGAATGATACCACTTAACAAAGTTTGCCCAGACGGTATTGTAATTGTATTAGCATTGCTGCCTGTCGTTGGCCCCTTTAGGTTTTCTACTATTAAGGTACTCATATAATCACCAAGTTTCCATTTACTGTAAGCGTTGTACCCGAAGCCACTGTAAGTGGTCCTGTCGCACTGGCATTTTCTGTCGCGTCTATCGTTACATCCGTGTTTAGCTCTTGCTCATTACATCTAAATATATCGCCTGCGCTGCTTCCAGATGTTCCGTTATCACCCTTAAACAATCCACCGCCTGCCGCGCCGCCAACTTCAAATGTTTTATATGCTATAACTTCTACAATATCAGAAGCAGAAACAGCCGTTGCAAACACCACATCGGAACCATTTGTTGCAACTACGTCCGTACCCACTTGCATTTTTATGCCATTTAAAAATACGTCAACATAATTAGGGCTATAACCCCCTGTTGCGAAGGAAGTCTCGCCGCCAGTGCAAGTAAATACATCCCTCGTTTGGGTAGCTCTGGGCGTTTCGCCTGTGGTTCCGATATAGCCTGCCATTATTCTGGTGTACTTTCCTCTGCGTTTCTAGCTGCCGCCGTTTTAACAACTTCTAACTCGTAGGCTTGCGTAATTTGTGCATCTTCGCCTGTCGCTATTGCTACGCCATTTGCGTTGCAGTGAGCTACTAGCAAAGCGATAATCTCGTCTTTGGCTATTCTAGCCCTATTCATAAGAGCGTTATCTGCCCAATCTTGCACAGATACAGTCACATACTCCATGCACTTATTTTCTGTGTCTGTTAAACTTACTGTAATATCTGGCATTTATTTTTCCTTTTAACCAAGATGAAACCCTGACCACCAAGTGTAGTTAGCGTGTAGATTAGTGGTGTTGCGAAAAAAATTAATTGTTACATAATCATTAGCATTTAATTCAGCTACAGCCGATGCACCTTGCCCTGCATAAGTTCCAGTAAATGTACCGTATACGCCGAAAGACGACATTCCACCATAAGCTGATCCATTAACATCTAATCGTGCGTGAGATGAACTATTCATGCTGTACAGCAAGCAGGCAAAAGTAAATAAATAAACACCATCAACAGGTGCGGTAAATCTTCCATTTGAAGCGTTATAATGTGAACCTCTATTAAATTCTACATCAGTAAATACAATATCGCCTGAACTTGTTACATGACTAGTACGCCTAGCAAAAAAACCTACTTGATTAGGCATCGTCACGCGGCCAAAATTATCAATACGCATATTTTCTGTTAAACTAGCAGCCGCACTCTGTGTAGCAAAAGAGATACCTGTATTATTATTTGTTCCATCTGTTTCAAGAAATCTTATCTCAGAAACCGCTGCACTATTGTTGCTTGTAGACCTAATAGCCTTATAAACACCATTTGTTTGTATGCCTGTTACGTTATCATCTAAAAGAAGTGCCACAGCATTTGTTGAAGCTGTCCTTGATGTAGAGATTTGTAGCTTATCATTCGTTGCATCGAGTGAAACGCCTGCCGTTAATAAGTGTGCGTCAACATCAGCGTCAGTGTAACTAGTACCGCCACCACCGCCAATAGCAGGATTTTGGTCAAACGTAACTGCTACTATCTCATCTCCTGCTTGTGCAGCGTTTGTAAGGGTTACGCTCTGTCCATCTGAAGCCTCGGTATAGTCAGTATTCCTTACCAACCTAATTCCGTTGTGGAATATGTGTATTTTGTTAGGAAGAAAACTTAACCCAGTCAGCGCAGTTGTAGCAGCCGTAATCGTAAACTTCTTTCTACGTTCAGCCGCATTTTGGTTGTTTGTTACTGAGCTAGTGTTTGCGCCTATATAGCCTGCCATTAGTCAGCCTCCGCTATGGTGTTACCGTCTTTTTCTGCCCATTTGAGAATAGCGGCGTAGTGACGGTTGGATAAATTAATTGGTACGCTTAATTCAGTTCCATCAATAGTTGCACGAATATAAGTTGTCGTATCAGAATTCATACCTACAGTAGAAACATATTGTGCGTTTGTAATTTTCATTTTTATAACTCCGCATCTGCAGTCATAGTCCCATACCAATATCTACCACTAGTGGAATTTCTAAGCGTAAAACCACTTTCTGTATTTCTAGTATAAACTGCATTTCCTCCGTTATCCCAAGTTATTGCACTGTCATCTAATGTTGGCGTTGTTCTTTTGGCAGTGGCATATTCATACGCTTCAATATAATCAGTATTATTAGACGGAGCTAGAAAATATATATGATCGAAAACCTCATAATACCTCTGACACCTAGCCAACTCATCCCCAAAGCTCATATGCTCAAAGTCCGTAGCCCTGTCACCGACTTCTAATTGTATCCCAGTGATTTCCCATACATTACTAGTGCTATCTGCAAAGTTTACTTGTCCAGTTGCAGAATTGGCATCTGAACCTGCGCCCCATGTGGTTTGCAATGTTCCGTTATCTGTGTCTGAGCCTGCAAATAATTTAAAAAATATTTCTAAAGAACTATTGTTATCATTATCAAAAGCACCTGTCGTGTCAGCAGGAAAATTAATTGTATATCTATTCCAATTTGTGTTTGTTACTGTGTAAGAACCAGAAACATCCCTCGTATTGTCTCTGTCAAACAATCGTACAGTATAAAATCCTAATTTATTTGTTTTAACATAAAAAGATAATGCAAAACCTGAAGCGGTAGATAAACCTTTACCAAAACGATTTAAATTTTTACCTTCTATTTTATGCTGAATATAACCTTCTTCGTTAGCAGTAAGCGCATTACTTGCTAATACCGTAATTGTGTTTCCCATAGTTGCACCGTGTACCGTGCAATAGTATGAAGCAGGCATTGTGCCAGTTGTAGGAACATTAAGCGTTACAGTAGCTCCTGATGTTCCCTCTGTGCCACTAACAGTTGCAGGAAAGGTATTTCCAGAAGCATCTTTAAATCGTAGTGGATGACCAGAATTTGTTGCATCGCTAACATCAAAAACTACGGTTGCGCCTCTCGCTAATGTAATACTTGGGTTATTAGAACCGTTTAATTTAAAAATATTTATTGTACCGCCATATCCACTCGATACACTACCAACTGTCACAGTATAATTTACGTTAGTTACGTTTACCGCTGTACATTCCATTTTAAGGGATGATGCAAATCCTGCCAAATCTGTTACAGAAGCTTGAGAACAATTAAAGGTAGTAGAAGTATTTTGCTTATAAACAAAAAACCTATCTAAAACATATTGATTACCAACATTAGTTACAGAAGTTGTTCTTTGCGACACTTGCATTGCGCCATTAATCACTACATTTTTACCACCGCCGCCTGATGCACCAGTTCTTGCAAGATTAACTAGCTCATTCTGTTTGCTCATGTTTGCTCCAGAACACTCAAAATAACGTCAACGGATTTATCTGTGTCACTCTCGACAGTCACCGCATGGCCTTGCTCAAGAATAACCTTACCATCTAAAACAGACAAGGCCGCACCGCTAGGCAAGGGAACATCCTTAACCAAAAACACGTTTGCAGCCTTGACCGATACTTTTACTTGAGCGGTATGCACATTGGCTAAGTTACAACCAATGACCACTGACGTAGTTGCCGATGGAACATTGTACACAGTTTCCTCAGTAATACCTACAGAAGACGCTGTGTAGTTTTTGAATACATTAGCCATGTGCTATACCTCTACTATTAAGCTACGTCGTCGAGCAATGCACACACGATAACTTCTACTGTACCAGTTGAAGAAATCGCATTTATGTCTGCTACTGTAGCATTTGGATAACGTCCACAATGACTTTCGTTAGGACCAATAGCGACAGCAGAAGTGTTTGTTGCTGTAGCCGCAGTACCGTCAAAAGTCACAAAAACTGTGCCGTTATTACCGTCTACGTTTTTAATAAACACAAACTTTGCCTTATCTGCGGCGTCAATTGCTGTTGGAGCCGTAGAACTATCTACTGCGGTATAATCCACAAAAGAGCCTGCCATTAAGTCAGAGCTTGTGTTGTTAACTGAAGATAGCTTGTAATACCACTTATCGTTTACGTCTTCAGGTGTAACAGTCATTGTTGCTGAGAATGTTTTTGCAATCTCATCTGGAAGGACTGTTACTTCCATTGTAGCTTTCGCTGCGTCAGCCATGATTTTCTCCTTTTCTAATCAACCCAAGGCTATAGCAAAGGCCAATGCTTCCCCTGCCCTATCGACATCGAGGTTGGCCCTAGTTGTTTCTGCATCTGTTACGCTTAACGCACCAGTTACAGTTACATCGCCAACAGAATTAATACCGCCACCTGACGTTATCGCACCTGTTGAACTGATAGCCCCACCAGAGATGGAACCATTTGCTGCTATGCTATCAGAAGTAATACTTCCAGTAGCAATAACATTACTTCCAGACGTAATATCGCCTGTTGTTGTCACTGTCGTAGCATTTACCGCACCTGTAAAAGTGCCAGTAATATTGCCAGAAACATCTACATTACCTGTTACAGCTAAGTCATTACCTAAACTGCTTAAACCAGTAATGTTAAGGCTTGTGCCTGATATAGCACCGCCATTTAAAGCTGTTGTTGCAGTTACAGACGATGCTGTAACATTATTCACCGACATATCTCCGCTTGCAGTAACATTACCAGTTACCGACACATCGCCAGTTGACGTAAGCCCTGCACAAGAAATAACGCCACTTGCCGTAATTATTCCTGTTATAACTGAACCAGAAGTTAACGCATTTGTAGCAGTAAAACTGTCGGCATTGAGGCCACCAGAAACAGTTAGACTAGCTGTCGTAAATCCACCAGTTACCGTTAATGAGCCATTAACATTTACACCGTTTGTCGTTGTCTCTAGTTTCTTGCTATTGTTAAAATATAACTCAACCGCTCCATCTTCATCCATTGTAATAAATGTTGGGCTAGTTGGGTCTACAGAACCTAGCGTAATGTTATCGCCACGAATGTATAACTCGCCAGTGTTGTTTAAAATGTAAGCGTCACTTGCCGTAGAGTTGTGATAAATTTGTAAGTCTGTATCGTTACCAAAATTAATGATTTTATCGTCATTAATTGTGCCGCCATCGCCGCCAATTTTAGTTAAAAGGTCAACATTTAGATTTTCAAAATTAGCGTCAACTTCATCGTGAGTTAGCGGAGCGCCCTTGACTGCACGTTTTACAATAGTCGCCATTAGTAACTCCTAATTTTTATTCTTCTACCGCTAGAATTAGTTTTAGCACCGTCACTTGCGTTATTAATTACCGCTATTGCACTTTGATATAAAGACGCCCAAGTTTGGGTTCGAGCGTCTTCACCTAAAAATGGTGCTGCGTGTAACAACGAACCGTATAAATAAACATTAGGAAAATTTGTAAGTATTGCGTTTGTAGTTTGTGTTGCTGATAACGATGGTATTTTAGCATAATAATAAAGTTCTAAATTATAAGAAGCGTCAGGCTTGGGAAATAATTCTATTTCACCTTGCACGATAGCATAGTTTTTTGGCTCGCCACTTATATCAGCATTTGCTTGTCTAAGTCTTTGTATTTCATTGACTGAAACAAGTTCTATAGCTCTTTGGTCTGTCTCTAAATGTAACCTTATAGGCTCTAAAAAGTCTGTTGGTATTGCTGTAAACTGTGAATTTGCAACGGCGGTAGCTCTATTTTCCATCCGCCAGTGCCTAATTTTATCGTTCATATCAGCTTCAGCTAATCTTATAAAGTCTGGAATAATATTGGTTAAGTCACTTCTGTTTAGCCATTCTGCTATGGAAGCTTGTAAATCAGTATAGTTAGAAAAAGCCATTTACCTTACCATTTTACTTTGTTTGCCCAATAAGCCGCCGACATTTTGCCTTTAGCGATGTTTTTAGCGTGTCTTGCCTTAAATGACTTAGCTCGTTTTGTCATGGTTTTATCACCAGTTTTGCCTTGTTGACCAAAGCGGATAGTTTTTATTTTACTACCTTCTTTTGCAACAACAATGTGGGATTTTGTAGGGTGGCTAGGGGTACGTTTTGGCTTATTGTATCCGCTAACTCCTGCTCGTTTTAGTCGTGGGTCTTTAGCCACTATTTTTTCTTGCCTTTTCGCTTCTTACCGTAGGGCATCACTTTTTCCTTTTATTTTTCTTCATTGCGCGAAGATTGTCAACCATATTAGGGTAGGGTCGGCCTGCAGCTTTAGCTGTTTTTTTAGCTTTTGCCTTTTGCGCGGCGGTCATTTTGCCACGTTTGTTCTTAGGTTTTGGGTTTTTAGTCTCCCAAACAGGTTTTTTCTTCGGCTTTTTCAAGGCAACCCTCCTATTTAAAGCCTCTATAACACATTATTTTGCGTTACGCTATCCCTTTTAAATTACGTTTTATAGGTTCACCCCAATCTATTGTTGGCTTATACCCGACTGATAAATATCTGAAGCTGTCTGCGCCGTGAGATGTCCAATCATGCAAAGGTCTACCACGCCACGATTTAAGCTTTTCATCAAACTCTCTTCTATACTGCAGTAAAGCTTCTATGCCTCTTTCACACTTTTTAGCATCGAACCAACATCTATTTAACATTGACCGTGAAGCTTGTATGCCATCATCTACACTAAGCCTCGGTGCTATTTCAATATTTCGTATGCCTAAATTATCTAAAGTTTCTAAACGGCTTTTGCCTGTTCCTAATTCTTTTACTTTTACATCGTGTGGTAAAATATGTGCTTCGTAATGATAACCTTTTTCATGTAAAACTTTAGCATAGTGGTCTAAACCTACCCCACTATTTTCGTAATAATCAATCAAATGTATTTCTTGTCCTACAAACTGTGCAAACCAAATAGCGGTACTATCGCCTATACCTAAATCAAAACTTGTTATTACCGACGCCGCAGGGTCGTAGGGTACACTGGTAATTCTATCTTCTTCTTTAGCTGTTTTCATTTCTTGAGCGTAGTAAGCGCCTTGTATAGCTGCCTCAAAACTGCAGAGAAACTCTTGGGCAAACCTATCCTCGCCCATCGTTAATTTAGCTTCCTCTAATTCTTCTTTCTCAAGTATGTCCGTTTCGTCAGCTTTATACATTGCACAAAACCATTTATCATTGTTTTGCGCGTTGTTATATATTTCCCAAAATTCATTTTTACCTTTCGGAGTGCCGATAAAAGTCGCTTTCCCTTTTCGGTCAGCTAACGACGGTCTAATAACAGTAGGCCAAGCATTTGCAGGAAAGTCGGCAGGCTCGTCTAATACAACAGAATCAAAATATAACCCTCGCATGGCGTCGTAGTTATCTGCCCCGAATAATCGAAACCTAGCGCCGTTAGGAAAGTCAGCCCTTAATTCAGCCACGTTATAAGAAACGCCCTCTATATCCTGCGTGTATTCTAATAAATAATCCCACGCTATCGCTTTAGCTTGACGGTAATATGGTGCGATATAAGCAACGCGAACTTTACTACGCTCTGTAGTTAATGCCGTTCTAATTAAATCATTTATGGCTGCAACCGTTTTACCAAACCTACGGTGAGCGACGATAACTGCGAATCTTTCTTTACGTTTATGAAAACTTTTAACAAGCTTTCTCGGCCTATAATTAATCGTCCTCGTCGTCATCGTCTAACCATTTATAGGCAACTATATGCTCTCCTACGTTCCCTGCACCCTCAACTCTTTGCGTTTCTTTCCACCCTGCCTGTGTTTTTAAGTAAAATATTTGTGCGCCTAAATCACCAGACCTAGCTTTTTGAATTAAATTTTGTGCAACAAAACCAACAGCTTTTGCTTTACCCTTTTTATATAGTGCAGAAACCTCTTCATCTCTGTCTATAATATCAAAGAATACACGCCTGCTTATACCGAAGTAATCTGCTATTTGTTCTGTACTCAGCACAGCGGCAAGCGTTTCAAGTTCTTTTCGTTGTTCTTCTGATAAAACTATTTTTGGCCTGCCGCCTTTGTTTTTTTCAGACATTTTATAACCTATTAAAAAACCTTCTTAATATATAAGATCGTGCTAACGATATAAAAGTAAAAGCTAATGAAATAGACAGCGCATCATAAGTAGTTACTTTATAACCGTGTAGAGGAAGTATAACATAAGTTGCCGCCGTAGCTATAATATATCCTACAGCAACATTTGTAGTTGCCTCCACCATACTCATAAACTTAGTCTGACTCTGCATAAGTTTTACCTGTTTTTTCGTTAACCGCTTCCTGCCCTGTGAAGTCCTGCCAACGTTTAATTATTACATCGCAGTATTTTGGCTCCAACTCCATCACCCTACATTCTCTGTTAATTTTTTCACACGCTATAAGTGTTGAACCTGAACCACCAAACAAATCTAAAACTAAACCGTTTACCTGAGAACCGTCGTTGATAGCTTTTATACATAGGTCTACTGGTTTCATTGTCGGGTGTAAGTCATTTTTTTTAGTACGGTCTATTCTCCAAATATCCATACCGTTTTTACCACCGTAGAATTTGTGATTATTCACCCACCCATAAAATATAGGTTCATACATACTCATATAATCACTGTTGCTTAGAGTATGGTTTCCTTTATCCCATATAATTAAAGACCTACACCGTAGACCAACTCTATCTAAACTAGCATAATAACCGTCTATACCCAGTCTATAAAAGGTTATATAAAAAGCACCGTCCACATATTCTTTAATAACGGTGTTAATCGAGTCTAGAAAAACCTCGCCATCTTTTTTTGACATTTTGTCATTTTTTATACTGCCATGAGAAGCGTTAAATGATTTACTTCCGTCAGCATGAATACCACCAGTAAAGTCCATCAAATAGGGTGGGTCGGTAAAACACATATTAGCTTTTTTATTTTGCAGTAGGTTTTCAACCGAATTGAAGTCAGTGCTATCGCCACACATTAGTCTATGATTACCTAAAACCCAGACGTCACCCTCTACGGTAATAGGTTTTTCAGGAGCTTCAGGTACGTCGTCTGCATCAGTAAGCCCTTCTTTCTCAGGCTCTTGTAGTAATTTAGCTAACTCGTCCGCATCAAAACCTGTTAAACCTAAGTCAAAATCTAAATCTTTAAGCTCTGAAAACTCTATCGATAACATATCTATGTCCCATCCTGCATTGAGGGCTAGTTTATTATCTGCTATTACATAAGCTTTTTTTTGTGCTTCAGACCAACCGTCGGCTAAAATACACGGAACCTCTTGTAAATTAAGCTTTTTTGCCGCTAAGAGCCTACCGTGTCCTGCTATTATTTCGTTGTCAGTATCAACCAAAATAGGGTTAGTAAAACCCCACTCTTTTATACTAGCTGCTATTTGTGTTATTTGCTCATCGCTGTGGGTGCGACTGTTCCGTGCATAAGGTATTAGCGTTTTAATGTCTCTTCGCTCTACCTTATCAGCAGGCCAAGACCGTCCATTACTCATGGGTGCGCCCTTTCGGTTATTCATTTATTATAGCAAAAAAAATCCCCCGCGCAAGGCGAGGGGAGTTGGTGAGGTTTATTAGTTCGTAAAAAAGCAGTAATAAGCGAACCTAATTCAAACAGGGAGGAGTTTGAAACCTCACGACCTGTGTAACATAATTTAATCATTTTTCATACGTTTCAAGTATTCTTTGTACGGCTCTAGTTGTTTTTCTGCAACAAGCCCCACCCTTACCATCTGCTCTGCCATCGCTCCCATTATATAATTTTCTCCCACTGGCTCGCCGTGGTTGATTCTATCAGCATTTATTTTTAATTCGTTAGGTTGATATTTTTCGGGTGTAAGCTCCCTAAATTCAGGACGTTTAGGTGCTATTTCTTTTGCTGATTTACTTATTTCTTTTGCAGTTGGCCACGTTCTAGTTTCTAAGTTTGACATTAAATTCTGCTCAAAATCCTCAAACCATTGACTATAATTTTTGCTAGGAGCTAATTTTATAACTTGATTACATAAAAATTCTGCTTCGCTTTTCATGTTTTCGTCATTGTTTTGAACGGCTCTCGGCGCATTAAGCCGACCTAACATCTTTAGTGTTCTTTCTTTTAATTCGTTATTTCGCATTCAACATCTCACTTAATACTGTTTTTTGTAAATCTAAATTATTTTTTGGCTGTTCATATTCATCGTTCCAACGTTCTTGATTTAACCATGTACTAGCATGAGGAATAAACTCTTTTTTTGTATCGCTGTGTATTTCTACAAATATATTTAATTTTTCCATCATTGGTTCAAAATCTATTTTAGTTAATGCTCTTGCAAAAACTTTTTGTGCCGCCGCTTTAGCCGTTTTTCTTGGATAGGCTTCCCAAAACTTATTAAACTGCTCTACAACCACATCAATAGAGCGTACTAATATAATAGGTTCATTGGATGGTTTATTGGATGGTTTAGGTGAACCATGTGCAGGGGTAGGGCTGAATGTCATTCCGTGGTAGGGGTGAACGTCGTTCAGGGGTGGTCTTGTAGAAGGTAGTTTACTAACAATTTCTAAATTGATTTGGTAATCTATAGTATAACCGTGGCGACACTCCTTTTGCCCCGAAACCTTTAAAATACCTAAAGCAAGCATATCTTTTATATGTATTCTAACAGCGCGACTAGACATCTCTAAGTCTGCTGCCATATTGCCTTTACTTACCCAGATACCACTACCGTCGTCACTGGCTTTATCCGCCATATACATCAAAATAGCTTTTTTTGTAGGCGACCCGACTAATTTTGTTTGTATTACGTTCGAAACTAGGTTACTCATAACTTATGGTTACTCCTTGTAATCTATGAGTATTCAAAAATACTTCTTCTTTATTGCTTATGACCCTCGGAGTTTTTGCTTCGAGGGTTTATTCTTGTAAGTAATCAGACAGCCTTTCTACTGTCGAAAACTTTGGGTCAGTTTCATTATTAATAATCTGATATAAAACTGGTCTTGATACGTTAGCATTTTTTGCCACCGCTGTTAAGTTCCTATCTCTAAGTTTATAACGTATTTCATCTAAACTTAATATAATCTTATTGTCCATTTTAACCTCTTCTATTTACGTTTCATTAATTTAACCTTTACACCGCCTAAAATAATAAGTAAAGTCAGAATCAGCAAAAAGGAGAAATATTATGACAAAACCAAGACCACCCGCAGTTGCTGTAAAAGTTGCTATTTCTGATGCAATTCTAAAGCATATGCTTAAAAAAACTGAAGAAGGCGCACCATTGCAAGAAATGTTTCCGATGGATGCTAATAATGTAATCTGTGAGGCTATCAATGAAGTCTACGACAATTATGCCGAAAGCCATATGGGTAACTTAGAATCAGAATTAGATAGGATTGAGCATGCCTTTAAACAATAAAGAACAGGAGATTATATGGAAAACATTTAAAACCCTAAGAAGTACGTCAGTAACAATAAGTGAATGCCAAGATTTATGGCTTTCGGATATTAGAGAAATAGAAATGGCTTACTGGCGCTTATTTAACAAATTTGAATTTATTAGAGATAATTGTGAGAAAGAAAAGAAAAATGACTAAAATACCAGAACGATTAATAGATTTAATTGAAAAAGTTGGTTTAACAGAAAGTAAAGCCACTTGGAATTGCCACGGTACGCCAGTGGTATTACATAAAGCATTAGAAAAAATAGCTAGTGAAGAAAATATAGTTTTTGATGCACCAACCATTATAGAAAGCAATATAAAAGAAAAACACGTTGCTATCTGTGTAACAGGCCATAAAGGCGATGCAACAGCTTGGTCGATAGGCGAGGCCGCACCCTACAACACGACAAATAAATATCCCTACGCTATGGCAGAAAAAAGAGCCAAAGACAGGGTAATATTAAAGTTGCTTGAATTAAGTGGTGATGTTTACAGCGAAGAAGAAGCTGACGAGTTTAAAAACGAAAAGCCAAAAAACAACGAACCTAATCTTAGTATAAACCTAGAGGAACGTATCGAGGCAATGCTAGAGTTTTACGAAGATTGCAACATGGAGCGTTTTTTAGCGGCAGAAAAAAGATATGAAAAAATGCTTAACACTGTAGGTTTAGGTGAGCCAGAATATAATAAAATTGTTGAGGCGCACGACAAAAGAAAAGCGGAGTTGCAGCAATGAAAAACATAACCGCAGTAGGCTATCTCACTAAAGATTGCGAAGTTGTCGAAAACGAAAAAAGTTCATTCGTAAAATTCTCTATAGCTGTCGACGATGGCTATGGGGAAAACAAAGGGACGATATTTTTTGGCGCACGATACTTTAGAACAAACATATCACCGTATCTTTTAAAAGGTAAGCTTGTAGCCATAACAGGTGATTTAAAAAGAAACGAATACGAAGGCAAAACGTATTTATCTATAAACGCAACCGACGTTAAATTATTAGGGGGTAAAAGTAACGAAACTAAAAGATTAGCCGAAGGGCAAAAAATAGAAACAAATTCCGTTAACGATTTTGATGACGAAATACCATTTTAAGAAGGAGTAAAATAATGGAAATAACTACGTCGCAAGAATTTAAAATTTTACAACATTTAAAAACAGGTAAAACAATAACACCTATAGATGCACTTATGGAGTTTCATTGTTTTAGATTGGCTGCAAGGGTTTTTGTTCTAAGAGAACAAGGATGGCCAATACACACTGATAGAATAAAAAATGGCGAAAAAACTTATGCCGAATATTCTTTAAACCAAGACAAAGACACATGGCCAGAATAAAGCTACAAGTAATAAAAAGTGGGGGGCAGTTAATGCCCTCTACTGAGTATGATGCTGTCAAAATAGAAGAATACAAAGAAGGTCAGGTTTTCGATTTACAGCCAACAGGCAAACGGTCTAACCCACATCACAATTTATATTGGGCTACACTAAAAAATGTTTGCGAGGCTACTAACCGATGGCCTACTGAACAACACCTACACAGCGAACTAAAGTGGGCGTGTGGTTACGTTAAAATGCGATGGAACAGTTTGGCAAGCGCACATATGCGTATAATGGACAGTATTTCTTTTGATGATATGAGCCAAAAAGAGTTTAATGATTACTTTGAAATGGCTATGCAAAAACTATCTGAGGCAATAGGATACGACCCACTTGAGCAATCTAGCAAATAAACCACCTCTTGGCTTAAAACCAAATAAAACAAAACGCAACGCAAAGTATTTAGATAAAATAAGACAAATGCCATGCTGCGTTTGTAAAAAGTTTGGCGAGGTACAGTACAGCCCGACAACAGCACACCATCCTATACACGACAGATACGGCACAACCAAAGCAAGCGACTTAGAAGCAATACCTCTATGCGAAGGGCATCATCAAGGTTTATGGGATAAATCTAAATTAGCGATTCACGACGATAAAAAGAAATGGAGAGAAAAGTATGGCGCTGACTGGTCTTACACAGTCCATGAGACGGACATATAAAGCACTGGCCCACGGTCTGGGTGGCAGTACACCTTTTTAGCGTTTATGCTCGTTACCTGTGTATCTGAGAAATAAATAACACCTTCGGCTCCGTCTAATGCAGCTTTAATAATGTTATCTAAATCTGGTTTGCTAGTCGGCAGTATAGCACCATATTCTGCTTCTAATCTTTTTACTTTAGTCCACGACTTCGGTATTTCCATAAAAGCAATAATCTCAACGTGACAAAATTTTTCTATTGTGTCCAGTTTTAGCTCACGCATTTTATGCCAAGCAGAAGCATGGATACGTTTTTCATACTCCCTAGTCTTCTCAGGAGTGTATGCATGTCCGTTACGAGTAAAACGAGGTCGCCCCTTTCCCTGAGGTTGCCCTGTTACTTCAAACTCAACTTTTATTAATTCCATAAAAAAACTTTATATCAAATAGTTATAACTAAAACCATGTTTTTATTCATATACTAAATTAATACTTGCTCTTTACGTTTTTTACTGCTACAACTTACATATTAGCAAAGGAGAATCACTATGTTAGAAGTAAATACAAAAGTTATGATTAAAAGTGATAGGTTTCATAAAGGAGCGCATAACGGACAAATTGGTACAATCGTACACATTTATCCTGAAAAAAATAAATCCAGTGGATGGAAATCAGCACGATTTGAGGTTCGTCTTAACAAAGAACATTTAGGAGATAGCTTAGTTTGGCTGTTTGATGATGAAATGGTAGAGGTTAAAGATTTGGCTATGCCAGTAGAACCAGTTGACCCAGAGCAAATGAAAAACTGGGTAGCAGAAGCAAAAAAAAGAGCAGGGGCGTAAGCCCCTCCGAAAGGGAGAAATATTATGGAAATGATGGAATTTATAAATAATTTTAATGATGAAATTAAAAGACTTGGAAACGCAGAACATGCAGAAATGCGTTTTAAAATGGATATACCATCACCGTTGCAAGAGCGTGGTAAGGTTCAGGAAATTTACAAGTTTAGATTGCAAGACTGTCATTTGGTTGATGTAACAGATGTCTGGGACTTTGCTGTGGAACACGTTGCACCTAATATGTTTGATTATGACCATGTGGTAAACAGTAACAACATTACTGGAAAAGAAAAACTGCCAGAAACTTTTGAGGGCAAAGTACCTAATGATGTTAGATTACCTTTTG